GCCTAGCTATTTTACTAAGGAAGATGTAAAAGAGATTTTTGATATGCTTGATGATCTCACAAGAGCAAAGACTATTGGGGACATTCACCCAAAGCTACCAGTTACTATGCCATAACCAAAGGACACTAGGCTTATTAAAGTTGGCCACAATCTTGCCTTTGATGAGCACTTTATGCTTGCTACTGGTCACGCTAAAGAGCTTGACTTTGTTAATGTTGTTGATACATTGACGGGTCATTATCTAGAAATATCTCAGGACAAGAAGACGTCTCGTCATTTATCTGACCTAGCTTTTTCCTTGACAAGTATAGGTGGCTATGACAAGCCGTTAGAGGAGTATAAGACATGGCTAGTTAAACTTATTAATAAGGCAATTATGTATGTTAGAAAGGCAAATAGAGCCAATAAAGATGATACGGTATTGCTTGATAAGGATAACTTGTCAAACTTTCTAGAGGGAGCAGATTTAACCTATCTTGACAAGTATGGGTTTAACACAGATGAAGTTAAAGACTGGGTTTTTAATAAGGTTCTTATTCCGGTAGTTAACAGATTTTATAAGGATAAGGTTGTTAAAGCAACAATGGACTTAGCCAATATTAGCACATCAAATGTATTCAGTGGGGGTAATTTCTCCTATGAGTGGATTCCAATGGAGATTATGTACTATTATGCTGCCGGTGATGCAGATGCTACGCTAAGAGTTCATAACAAGCTTCTACAGCTTATTAGAGAAGATCCCCTAAATAAAGATGGGCGCATTGAAGACCTTTACCTTAACTTTTATCCTAAGCTAGTACATGCTTTAGCTTGTATCCAAAATCATGGCATGCAGGTTGATGATGCTTACCTAACCAAAATTACGAGAATTTATGCAGATAAGGCCGAAGAACTTAACAATGACATTAGAAAGCTCCCAGCAGTAAAAGATTTTGAAGAGTACCAACTTGGGCTTTATAATGAAGGTGTTAAGGAGTTTGCTAAGCCTCCTAAGGAACGGGACAAGACCATTTTTGGCTATCGTGCAAAGTTTAAAGATGACAAGTATAAGTTTTCTGCAAGTAGAGCAAATGATATAGCTACCATTTTATACAAAAATCTTGGGTATGCACTACCATACGGGAAAGATTTTATTAAAGATACCGTTTGGAAAAAGAACAAGCCTGAGGAACAAATTATATGGTCTGACTACAAAACTAATAAGGTCGCTTTAGACTATGTCAATAGTCAGGCTAAAGAGGCTGGAGATAAAGACACGGAAGACTTAACCAAAATGCTTGCAAAGTTTTCTATCGTTAATAAGATTAGTAGTAGCTTTACGGATAGCTTGCGTGAGTATACAGATGACACCATGAAACTACATGGGCATTTTTCCGCAGTTGGTACAGAGACAAGTAGGTTATCTTCTAGCCAAATTAACCTCCAAAACTTACCAGCTGAAAAGAGTAACACTCACTTGTTTAACTATAAGTATCCAATCAAGCGTATGTTTGTTTCAAGATTTCCAAATGGTAAACTTATTAACTTGGACTATTCCTCTCTTGAATTTCATATACTTGCTTTAGTAACTAAAGAGGACAGTATGACAGGCGCATTTTTAGAAGGGAAGGATATACACACAGCTAATGCCTCCCTAATGTACGATGTTTCCTATGATGATGTTATTGTAGAGCAAAGAAAGGCCGCCAAGTCAATCGGATTTGGTTTGATTTATGGAAAAGGAGACGCTGCACTTGCAGAAGACCTCGGATTGAGTTTGGAGGAAGCACAAGAAAAAATAAATACTTTCTTTAAGTCAAAGCCACGAGTCAAAGCCTTTATTGATAAAGCACATAAGTTTGCTGAAAACAACGGCTATGTGACAACACTAAACGGGTTTAGACGTAATCTTGGTGGGGCTTTTAGTACTGACTATGGTAAGCGTTCCAAGGCGCAGCGGCAGTCTGTTAACACAATCATCCAAGGGTCTGGGGCAATTTTAACTAATACAGCAGTTATTATTTTGAATGAACTACTTGCAAAGTCAAAATTCAAGTCTGTGATCATTGCTACTGTGCATGACTCCATCTTAGTTGATTGTCCTGAGGAAGAGATAGATAAGGTATCTACACTAGCTTTATATGTCATGGAGCACCTTGACTACCCGTGGCTATTTACCAACTATAAGGGGAAGCGAATTAGGTATCCAATTGAAGCAGAAGTTGATATTGGTAAAACCTATAATGACATGGTAGGCTTAGACAAAGACAAGCTTAAGCATTTTGACTCCTATAATTCCTACATTGATTACTTTGAAAAGATTAAGATGTTACAAGATATGGAAGAAAGCAAGGACATTAGCAAAGAGCAATATGAAAAAATAATTGACAAGTTGCCTATAAAGTAGCTTGACTTTTGCTATAAGGCTATGTTACTATATAGTCAAAGGGGGCAAGCAATGAAAGCTTATGTTAATGATCTCGATACAGATACCATTACAGTACAGGATTATAATGGTATTAAGCATGAGTATTCAATCCAAAAAGAGCTTGAAGTAGACGAGTCTAACTATCAAAAAGCATTTATTGAGCAGCCAGCTAAGTATGCCTTTTGGAGTGCAGTATTACAAGAAGCTAAGCTGGTACTCAAACAGCAAGAAGACTTGCTAGAGCGAAAACATGCTGAATGCTATAACAAAGCATATCAGAAATATTTGGAAGAGGGTATTAGACCAACTAAGGATTTGTTGGAAGCCCAGATAGCATTAGACCCTGCTTACCAAGAAGCTCAGAATAGAGTGAATACCGCAGATTACTCTATGGGACGAGTACAGTTTATTGTAAAGGTTTTTGAGCAACGTGCTCAAATGCTTATCTCATATGGTGCGGACAAGCGTCAAGAAAATAACTATGGAAATTAAAAGGAAGGTACATAAATGAGCCTTAAAGATGCAATTAATCGTTATAAAGAAGTAAACAGCAACAATGATGACAACTACGACCCAACTCAGGAACTTCGCAATAAGACTATTTTACGAGCAGGTGCTAAGAATCAAAAGGTGATGATCCGTATATTGCCTCCTGCTAATAGTGATAATCTATTCTACGCAGAATTTAGGCAGTGGTTTACAAGTGCTAGCAAGAAGTCGGGTGGTGAATTTAGAACTGCTTTTACTATGTCTAGCAAGCGAGACGAAAATGATCCAATTCAGGCTTATATTGATCGCGCGGATAAAGCAGGTTTAATTGGTACTACCTTTAGTAATAGCTATCCCTCCAAGCGTTACTATGTAAATGTTGTGCCTTTGCAGTATACAGATGGTAAAATTATTCAAGCTACAACACCTGATGGGTTACCTAACGTCTACGTCATGGAGCTTTCTAAGTCTCAGATGGATTCGTTGATGAGTTCTTTAGAAGATCCTATGAGCAACCCTAATGTTAATCAGGCAGCACTTAATGCTTATGCCTTTAATCCGTCACAAGATCAAAAGGATTGGAGCTTTATCTCAAGTGGGTTAGCATATCCAATTCAGGTTAGCTATGTTAAGGAAAGCAATAATCATGTTCATTATGACGTTAAAATTGCCCAAAATTATCCGTTGCCACCATTACCAATGGGATGGGAAAACCAGTTAGAAGATCTTAACAAGCTTATTCAGCCATCTTATATTACAAATCCAAGCATTGTTCAATATGTTTTAAACCAGAAAAATGCTGAATTGGCATCACAGCCAGCTCAGCAGCCACAGACAAGTGCAACTCAAGCGCCAAGTTTCAAAGATACGTTTAGCAACTCGCCTATCTTTGGGAGTATTCCCACCACTCAGGCACCAACTCAGCCAGTAGCGCCACAAGCAGTCCCGCAAGCTAAACCTACTCAGGCACCAGTACAACAGCCACCAGTTCAGCAACAGCAGGTTACACCGCAGTCAGTTCCACAAGCAACGCCAGAAGAACAGCAGGAGATTGAAGATTTAGGCAATCCGCTGAGTCAGTTTGGTTCCCAGATGCAGCCTAAGCAGGAACAGCCTGTCTCACAAGCGCCTGCCCCACAGCAGCCCGCTCCGACAGACAAGCATGTTACTGATGCCTCTGTTAAGGATGTCTTGAATGACTCTGGATTAGGTGACGTTGCTAAGGAATTGTTTGGAGGCAAGTAATGCCTAGGAAAAGGCAAAGTGAGCTTAAAGATTTTGAAAATACCATCCCTAAAAATAATTTGACACCAACATCTAATGGTTATCCACCAAAACGTGTGTTTATACCTGTTACTACGGGGCAAGTATTTACGTACAGAATATATATTAATAGTAATAATACAGAGTCGCTACAGGCTTCCGTTAATGGATATAGTGGCACAGTATTTAGTAACAAGTGGCAGTCAACTTGGACAGGGAACATCATTGAAACAGGGTCACAAGGATACTCAACAGTAACATTTACTATACAGGACGACATTACAATGATACTTCCTACACTAGCTAGGCTAACAACAC